TCTTCTGGGGTGCTTGTACTATCGCTGTTATGGCAGGACAAATCTTCGTAGGTGCAGGTTATCAATCAATGTCTAATTCAGTTAAAGACCTTACCGAAATAATTGAGATTAAAATGGAATGGGAAGAATTAAACAAAGGTAGAAATAGATCACCCTATATGCCGATGAGTGATTAATGTCTCTAAAATCTTTTAAAACACCACTACGCTATCCTGGTGGCAAGTCTCGTGCTTGCAAAAAGATGGAACCATTCTTTCCAGACCTTAGAGATTATGATGTATACTACGAACCATTTTTAGGTGGTGGTAGTGTCGCATTACATATTACAAAAAAATATCCAAAACTTAAGATTGTAGTTAATGATTTGTACGAACCATTATATAATTTTTGGTTACGGTTGCAAGTTGATGGAGACTATGTTCATAGTCAATTGCAACAATTAAAATCAAGATATCCTGATCGTGGTTCGGCAAGAGGATTATTTGAAGATGCAAAAGAAAAATTATATGATTTAGAAATATCAGATAAAGACCGTGCTATTTGTTTTTATATTATAAACAAATGTTCTTTTAGTGGTCTTACAGAATCATCATCATTTTCAGAACAAGCAAGTGATGCAAACTTCTCAATGAGAGGTATCGACAAGTTACCTGTTTATAGTAAGTTGATTAGAAATTGGTACATTACAAATGTTGATTATCGTCATTTGTTAGGAGATGGAGAAAAAACATTTGTATACCTTGACCCACCTTACGATATTAAGGATAATTTGTATGGTAAGAAGGGTTCTATGCATAAAAAATTTAATCACGATAATTTTGCAGAAAGTTGTGAAATATATAATTGTGATATGTTAATTAGTTACAATTCAGACCAATTAGTTAAAGATAGATTTAAAGATTGGAATTGTGCTGAATTTGATTTGACATATACAATGCGTTCTGTAGGAGAGTATATGAGAAATCAAAAGACAAGAAAAGAATTACTTCTCTTTAATTACAATATAGGAGTATTTTAATGGACGAAAGACCATCAGACATGTATCAAGACATAAAGAAACTTAATATGCATTATGAAGAGATGTGTTGGGATAATGATGATATCATAGAATTTTATCCTGACTATGATAGTAATACAATTGTCATTCGTAATAAAACTATGGATGAGGAAATGATTAGCGGATAGTATGTCAGAATTTATTCAACGTCATATCGGACCTTCTGAATCAGAGCAACGCAAAATGCTTGCTGATCTTGGTCTATCAACTATAGATGAATTAGTTAGAGAGATTGTACCTGATTCTATTTTACTTCGTGGTGATAGTAGATTACCAGAGGGTTGTAGTGAGCAACAGGCACTTACAGAATTAAAAGATATTGCATCACATAATATTGTTAAAAGAAGTTTGATTGGTCAAGGATATTATGGAACTATTACACCACCAGTAATTCAAAGAAATGTATTTGAAAATCCTGCTTGGTATACATCTTATACTCCTTATCAGGCAGAGATATCACAAGGTAGATTAGAAGCATTATTTAATTATCAAACATTAATTACAGAACTTACTGGATTGCCTGTAGCAAACGCATCTTTATTAGATGAAGGAACTGCAGCAGCAGAAGCAATGTTACTTGCACATAGTCAAAGTAAGAAAAAAGATTTTATAGTTGATGATAAATTATTTCCACAAACATTTGAAGTATTACAGACAAGAGCAAAACCACTAGGTATTAATATTATCAAGATGGATTTTGATAAATCTATACCAATCGCTTTCTTTACTGATGCTTTTGGAGTCATTGTGCAATTACCAAATAGTCACGGTAATTTAAGACATCGAAACGGATTATTGAGATTAGCAGAAGTTTGTAAATGCATGAAGATTGCGATTGTTGATCCACTCGCACAGGTTCTTATGCAACCTGTAGGTGAGATGGGTTTTGATATTGCAGTTGGAAGTATGCAGAGGTTTGGAGTGCCGATGGGTTATGGTGGCCCACATGCTGCATTCTTTGCGATTAATGAAAAATATAAGAGAAAGATTCCCGGACGTATTGTAGGGCAGTCGGTAGATAATCAAGGTAATAAAGCACTACGGCTAGCATTACAAACAAGGGAACAACACATAAGACGAGACAAAGCAACATCCAATATATGCACTGCTCAAGCACTCCTCGCAAATATCGCAGGTTTTTATGCTTGCTATCACGGTTCGGAAGGTCTGAAAAAAATAGCAACCAGAATATTAAAATATAGACAAGTGTTAATAAAAGCATTTAAGTTTACTGGAACAGCAGTGGATGATAGCGAAGGTTTTGATACGATAAGAATAAAGACAAATAAAAAAGTTGATGATTTTAATATGAGATATGAAAATGGTTTTGTTGTATTTTCAATTGATGAAATCACAAGTTTAGATGAAATGCAAAGAATACTTGATGTAACTGCTGAACGTCAAATAGATGTAAGAAAAGTTTTTGAATCAACAGAAATTTATAAATGGTTTACTATACCAGAGAGAAACAAACCATGGTTAACTCAAGAAGTATTTAATAGTTATCATAGTGAAACAAATATGATGAGATATATTTACGAGTTAGGATCAAAAGATTTCTCATTAGTAAATGGTATGATACCGCTTGGCAGTTGTACTATGAAACTTAACGCAGCATCAGAATTGATGCCAGTATCATGGCCTGAGTTTGCAAACATACATCCATTTGCTCCTAAAATTCAAACATATGGTTATCAAAGAATAATATTTGATTTAAAAGAATGGTTGTGTGATATTACAGGTTTTGCAGATATAAATTTACAACCAAATGCTGGTTCTCAAGGTGAGTATGCTGGTCTTCTTGCAATTCAAGAATACCATAAGAGTCGTGGTGATGATAAAAGAAATGTATGTCTAATTCCTACAAGTGCACACGGAACAAATCCTGCTTCAGCAGTGATGGCAGGTATGAAAATTGTTCCAGTAAAATGTGATGATGATGGAAATATCGATATCAAAGATTTAGAGAAACAAGCAATTATGAATACGTTTGAACTTTCTGCTTTGATGATTACATATCCATCAACTCATGGTGTCTTTGAAACTAATATTAGAGATATTTGTAAAATCATACACGATAATGGTGGTCAAGTTTATCTTGATGGTGCAAACTTAAATGCACAAGTTGGACTCGCAAAACCATGTGATTATGGTGCAGATGTATGTCATCTTAATTTACATAAAACATTCTGTATTCCTCACGGTGGTGGAGGGCCAGGTGTAGGCCCTATCGGTGTTGCACAACATCTAGTTCCTTTTATGAGTCAAAGAGTATCAGCAGCACCACAAGGTAGTGCGAGTATATTACCAATCAGTTGGATGTATATAAGAATGATGGGTGGTGATGGATTGAGAAAGGCAAGTGAAATATCTTTACTATCTGCAAACTGGTTAGCACATAAAATAGATTCTGATTTTAAAGTATTATACAAAGCAAAGAATGGTAGAGTTGCACATGAATGTATTTTTGATTGTCGTAATTTGCCTGTATCAGCAGAAGATATTGCGAAGAGATTAATGGACTATGGTTTTCATGCACCCACATTATCTTGGCCAGTTACGAATACCATGATGGTCGAACCAACTGAAAGTGAATCATTAGATGAATTAAAGAGATTTGCAAATGCAATGGAAAAAATAAAAAGAGAAATATTTACAATACCTGAGATCGTTAAAAATTCTCCGCACACTGAATCAGAAGTTTGTGGTCAGTGGACATATGGATATACAAGAGAAGAAGCATGTTTTCCGAATCAACCAAAGAAAAAATTCTGGCCTGCTGTAAGTAGAATTGACAACGTTCATGGTGATCGTAATTTAGTTTGTTCTTGTTCTGATTATTTTACTCAAGAAGAAAAAACACCAATTGAAAGATTACACGATGATATCAGAAAAAGTATTGGCAAAATATAAATCTCGTGTTATAATAAATGTGTAGGAAGTTGCGGGTTGCCTTCTCCCGTTTTTAACAAGGTCAACTTCTTACTTTTTTATTATTTTTATTATGAACATTTTTGTGACCGATCCTGACCCAACTGTGTCAGCAGAAGTCTTACCCGATAAGCATATTGTAAAGATGCCACTTGAGACATGCCAGATGCTGGCAGTGGTCTATTCCAAGTGGTATTTTGCTTGGGGTGATGATTTATTACCTAAGAAAGACGGAACACCTTACAATACTCAGAAGGGTGCTTTCCGTGGACATCCTTGTACTGTGTGGGCAGCACAGAGTATTGCTAATACTGCGTGGTTGATTCAACACGGATTTGCATTACTCAAAGAGTATGAGAATAGATACAACAAGATTCATTCTTGTCAAACTGCAATGAACGCAGCAGAAGAAGTATTTGAACAGAGAACAGGAAAGACATTACTATGTCACAAAGAAGCAACTCCATTTGCTTTTGCAGGCCCTGATCAGTTCAAATATGATACAAGTATTGATATTTTTACTGCCTACAAGCGTTACATCGCATCAAAGCCTTGGGTTGCAAATAATTATATTCGCAATCCGTCCAGAAAACCCAATTGGTTATAACCTATGATTTTTTCAGCATGTCCACCAGTATACACTTTACCTGGTACTTGGAGCGATCCAGAAAAGATTGCTAAGTGTAATGACACACTAATCCCACATTTTACATTCGATCCTAATTATACCTTTGGTATTTCAATAGCAGTAATTGCAATACTGTTAGCAGTTTATGGAATATACAAAGGATTCTTTGCAAATCAAAATTTAACTGACCCTTGGGACGATCACGATGACTAATTTAATTGAAAAAACTGATCCCAGATACTTTTCACAAACAAGTGATATACCTTATGATCGTCATCACTATAAGATAGTTTGTCAGAATAAATCTTTTGTGGTAGAATCTTGGGATGAGGTTCAAGAATATTGGTGGAATAATTGTCGTTCACCTTGGTTTGAAGGAACAGTTATCCACGTTATTGATAAACCAAAGAAAAAATCTAAAGGTTTTGCTTAATTATGAAGCACGTATTATTTGATTTGAAACAATGCCTTATAACTCATCCATTAGATGATGAAGAATATATTAAGAATACCTTGATAGAAGCAGCAAAGGTTGCTAAATTGGAAGTGTTAAAGGTTGATACTCACAAATTTCAACCTTATGGTGTTACTGGTTATGCTCTACTTGCAGAGAGTCATATTAGTATACACACCTGGCCAGAGGATGATATTGCTAGATGCGATTTATTCTCTTGCAAACCAAATACAGATTATAAATCTGTGATACAATATATGCAGACCCGTTTTCACTCAATGGAAGTTAAGAGATGGGGATGCGATAGATCTAATTGGTTATGAAAGAATTTGATTATGGACTTGATTACAAGACAATTGATTTTACAATTGAGGAAAACCGCAAACTTTATCGCATTGGAAGGGGAGAACAAGGAGTGTTATTGGTTCGCCCTTATACTAACGATATATGCTCTCATTGGAGATTTGTAAATGAAGATATTGCTCGCAAATCTGCTGATAAAATCTACTCCATGTTTTGTGACTATAAGGAGCAACAGGATTTCATTGGAATGGATATGGCAAGGAAGTTTCTTGAGATGGGATTTACTCGCTCCCGTAGGTATGCAAATCATCCTAGTGGGAAAAAGTACGCTAGAGATGGTTCCGTATCACCGCAGTCGCCAACCGCACTACACTGTGAAAAGTCCCGTTCTGCAAGCGTTTTCAAACAAATGAGAGATAAAGCTGCATATGATGAAAAGTATGTTATAATGAGAAAAGAATGGAGATCTAAAGAATGACACTAGGAAGTGAAATGTACGCGATAAGAGATTTTTTTGCCGCCTGTCCA